CCATCCTTAAGCTTTTTCCTCAACGCAACACTCATGCTACGCGTATTAAAACCACCGCTGACCTCTAAGCTCTCAGCTCCACTCATTGAAAAGTAGAGTCTGTAGAGCCTAGCGTCTCCCTTCAAAGCAAAGCGAACTCCGAGTTTCCTCGCGAGCCATGACAATGCAGTGTTAAAACGACTATAGGCCTCCGATTGAAATAAGGACCAAGGATATATTTCGATCCATAGGCCTTCAACAATCGAATGTACGTCGTCGAGAGACCTATCACGCGTGTACGCTAAGCGTGCAATTTGTTTTTCCCAATTACCCAAGCCTACGAGGCATCCCATCGGGGAAACGGCCAATGTGTGCGAAATAAACGTAGCCCCCTCTAAGGGACCCGAATAATCGACAAGGGCCGTTATTCCCAAACCAGCGCAAAACTGCGTAAACTCCCGTCCCCCTTGTGTGAGGACGGAATCGTCTCCGTAGTGAATCGCTGGGGACATATAGTCCAGGTTATAACGTAAGCAACAAGCAATTCTTAGGATGTTCAAGAAAATAGTATTATCAATAGTTGTATTAAGCTGACCGGAGGAGTTACCTCCTTGCTTGATAAACAAGTCACCGTTAGGCAACAAACACAGCGCACGAGTAATGTCCCACAAAAGGGCCATAATGTCCTCGTGAAATGAAATCCCGTGACAGTCTTTCAACTTCTGTGCTCGGAAGGAATAAATCCAGCTCTGGACAAGGCCCAGAACGGTTTTGTCACACCGTTTCAAATCGATGCATTGCACTTCCGTGTCTTTACTTATTTTCTGGAACAGGGACTCCCAACCTCTATACTGCTTTGTAAAGCCGTACGCGGACGGAAGCCCCTCACGCCACTGTTGTTTTAGAGCCTCATTCTGATTGTGGAAAAACACAAACTGGGCAATAACTGGAACCATGGAAACGCCAATGAAGGCGCGCTGCTTATCATTTAACTCAACCTTAAGTCGAGGAAGCAGTTCATCCTTAGGGCTAGCAGAACTGAGAGAGCGTAGAGTACAGTGTTCTCTAAAGTACTCCTCTATAATCGCAACATTCTCAGGGTTCTGCAAGG